TGGTTTATTTGCTATCCAAAAAGTAGTTGAAATATTTAAAGCTGGTGTAGAGGTTAACAAGCAATTTGAAAAGTCAATAAGTGAGTTAAGTGCTATTACAGGTCAATCAGGTAAAGAGCTTGATAAGCTATCTGATGCAGCCCGTAGAATGGGTAAAGAAACAACTAAAAGTGCTGTTCAAGTTGCTGAAGCTTTTACGGTTGTAGGTTCAAAAAGACCTGAATTACTTAAAAATGCTGATGCTTTAATAGAAGTTACTGAGGCTGCAATTACACTTAGTGAGGCTGCCGGTATTGATGTTGCTGATGCTGCTCAAGCTGTTACACTTGCTATAAATCAATTTGGTGATAGTGCTGGTGGTGCTACGAAAGTAATTGATGTTTTAGCTGCTGCATCTGTTGAAGGTTCTGTTTTAATACCTCAATTAGCTGAAGAGCTTAGTAAGTTTGGTGGTATTGCTGAAAAGTCAGGGCTTAGTGTAGCTCAAGCTGCTGCTTCTGTTGAAGTTGTAGGTAAAACAGTTGAGCAAAGTGGTACTAAATTAAGAAACATACTTATTCAATTAGAATCAGGTACTGAGAATTTTAGACCTAGTGTAGTTGGTTTAAATACAGCCTTAGATAACCTAGCTAAAGAGGGTTTTACAGAAATTGGAGCACTTGCTAAAAAGTTTGGAAAACAAAACGCTGAAGCAGCTTTATCTGTGATACAAAATAGGTCAGAGGTTGCAAGATTAACAGATGCTTTAGATGTTAACGGTATAGCACAAAGACAAGCTGCCATAATGACTGATAACCTTGATGGGGCTCAAAAAAGGTTAGGAAGTGCTTTTGATGAATTATACTTAACTATTGGTGCTGGTAGTGAGGGTGGTGCTATAACTAAGTTAATAGATGAAATTGCTGAAGGTGTAAATAGTTTTTCTGAATGGGCTAATGAAACTAGTTTTTTTACTGAGTTATTCAGGTTGTTTATTAATACTGCTAAATTAGGACTAGTACCTATAACTATACTTTTTGAAACTTTTCAAGCTCTTACAGGTGGTTTTAAGTCTGCTAGTGTTGAGGTTAGTGGGTTTACTAAAACTTTAAGAGTAACAAGTGCAGTTATCGAAACTTATTTAGGTGGTATTAAAACATTTATTACTACAATAGTAAACGGTTTTAAAATTTTAGGTTTAGTTGTTGGAACTGTTATAAAGTCTATTGAAACAAATGTAAAAGTTATAGCTGATGGTTTTAGTGGTTTAGGTAAAATTATTAAATCTGTTGTAAATAGAGATTTTAGCGAAATACCTAATATTGTTAATAAAACTTTTTCTGATTCTAAAAAGACAGTTGATGAATTTACAGATGAAACTTTTAAATCATTTGATAAAACTTTTTCTGAAACTGGTAAAGTTATTCTTGATTTTAAAAATGATACGGTTAAACTATTTAAAGATGCTGTAGATGAAAAAGCTATTTTAGATGAAAAACAAACAGCTAAAGAAAAGTTTGAGTTATCTAAGAGAATAAAACAAGTTAAAGAATCAGAAAAGTCTAAATCTGTTATAAAAGAGAAAAAACTTACTAAAGAAGAAAAAGAAGCAGAAAGAGAAGCTAAAAGACTTAAAACTGAAGAAGAAAGAAGGTTAAAAACTGAACAAAACTTTATAGAAAAAGTTAATAAACTACAAAAAGATGCTTCTTTATTAGCTATAGAAGATGAAAGAAAGCTACAACTAGAAAAGCTTAGAATTAAGAAAGAAGCTTTAATAGAAGAAGCTAAATTAAAAGTTCAAGAAGGCACTAAACTAGATAACACGTTATTAACTTTAAATTCTAGTTTTAAGGCTAAAGAAGATGCAATAAATAAAACTTTTGATGAAAAAGCAAAAGAAAAAGAAATATCAGATAGAGAGAATAAAATTAAAAATATTACTGATGTTGGTAATTTTGCTGTTAACTCTACAAAGTCTTTAATAGATTCTATTGCTAACTTAGAATTATCAGCACAGCAAAAAAGACTAGAAAGAGGTTTAATATCAGAAGAAGAGTTCGCACTTGCAAAATACGAAATAGAGAAAAAAGCTTTTAACACTCAGAAAAAAGCTGATATTGCTCAAGCCCTTATAAATGGTGCTTTAGGTATTAGCAAAGGTTTTGCTCAAGGTGGTTTATTAGGTTTTGCTACTGCTGGATTGATAGCAGCTCAAACAGGTGCACAGGTTGCTAGTATTAGTAAACAAAATTTTCCTGAATCTTCATTTGCTGATGGTGGTTTTACTGGTGGTGGTTTTGGTACTCCTGATGCTACAGGGTTTAAACAAGCTGGTGTAGTTCATGAGAATGAATATGTAGTACCTAAAAACGTTTTAGAATCTCAGAGAGGTGGTCAATTAGTTAGTGCTTTAGAATCTATGAGAATGAATAAACCTCAACCAAGTATAGGAATAGGTTTTGCAAATGGTGGCTTTACAAGTGGTGGTAATTCTATTGATATGGTAGGTTTAAGAAACGAAATTACAGCAGCCGTAACTCAATCAATTGGAGCTATTCAAGTTGTAAATAATGCCACAGATACGGTAAGCGAAGCAGTCAAAGTAAATAACATAGTTACAGAAGCAACTTTTGGGTAAAAAACCTAAAAAATTAATTTATTTTAAAAAAAGTTTACACTCTAAATAAGGGGCTTGTAAGCCCCTTGTAAGGGTGTAAGGATAAAGATAAAGATAAAGATAAAGAGTATTATATATTTATAGAGATTTTAAAAGTTAAAAAAATTATTATATTTGCTTCATGTGGTTTACTAATTTGTTTGGAAAAGTTAAAAATATTAGTAGTGAAATAGTTTCCTCTATTATCCAAAAAAAAAGACTTTCTACTTGCCAAAAATGCACCAACTACAGAAAAGATTTTAAAATGTTTTTTCAGACTAAAAAAAATGAACCACAATGTAAAGTTTGTAAATGTGCTTTGAAATCTAAAACAATATGGGAAGATGAAAAATGTCCTAAAAACAAATGGTAGATTTTGATATTAATGAAAACCTTAAAAACCTAGACCAACAAACTAGGGAAAAAATTAAAGATTCAGTTAATAAAACATTTGGTAAAATGATGCCTGATACAAAATCTATTGATTACTTAATTGATTTATTTATTAAAAACATTGAACCTAACTTTGTGCCATCATGTGGGAAATGCCGAAAAAGAGTAATAAACTTTTGGAATCAGAGATTAAAGAGTTGGGAGATGTGTTAACTCATACGCTTTACTCAGTTGTTAAAGAGGCTTTAGATATTAGGCATACAGTTACCCTACTTTTAGACGCTGGACTTATTAAAGAAACTGTAGTAAGAGATTTAGCCGTAGTTAATGATTTTGATATTATGTACAAAGTACCCATTTATAAAACGATGGATATTTATTATAATTTATCTGTTAAATACGATTTATCAATAAACCACATTAGGAAAATAATTAGAGAACGAAATTAAATAGAGCTTAACGGCTCTTTTTTTTTGTTTAAAAAATAAACACTCTATTAAATACTGTTTTATTACAATTGTAGTAATGAAGTGGTATAATGTAAAAAATTCTATTAATAATCTATCAATATCTATTGATGAGGAAATAGGCTCTTTTGGTGTTAATGCTAAAGACTTTATAGAAGAAGTTAAAAGCAATGGTTCTAAAAATATTGAGCTTACTATAAATAGTGGGGGTGGTTCTGTTTTCGAAGCCTTTGCCATTTATGACTACTTGAAAACTTCTAATCTTAATGTATCTGTTAAAATTGTTGGTGTTGCTGCTTCTGCTGCTTCTGTGTTAGCCTTGGCTGGTAATACTTTACCAACTATGACTGAGAATAGTGTAATAATGATTCATAACGCATGGATGCCTATTATATCTATGGAAGGTATGAACAGCGAAGAAATAAGAGATTACACAAAAGAGTTAGAAAAAGATGCTAAGTTAATGGACTCTTTAAACTTAAAGATAGCTAAGATTTATTCTAATGCTACTGGTTTAAATTTAGAGAAAGTTCAAGAAATGATGAAGGCAGAAACTTGGATATTTAGTGAAGAAGCTTTAGAACTAGGTTTTGTTAGTGAGGTTATGGAAGGTAAAAAGGTTGCTGCTTTTGCTTCTGTTAAAGACCTAGCTAAATTGGGGTATAAAAATACTCCTGAAGATTATGTAAATCAATTAAATAATGTGAATATGTCTGAAAACAAAGAAGGTCTATTAGACCAGTTAAAGGCTTATGTTTCTGAATTACTAGCTCCAAAAGCTGAAGCAGTAGAAGAAGCAGTAGAAGAAACGGTTGAGGCTGTTGAACAAACTGTTGAATCTGTTGAAGAAGTTGAAGAGTCTATTGAAGAGGTTACAGAAGAGCCAAAAGACAAAATAGATGTTGAAGCTATAAAGGCTGAATTAATGGCGTCTGTTAAGTCTGAAATCAATGCTAAAAATGATGAGTTAGCAGAATTAAAGAAAGAGTTGGATAAAGCGAAAGCTTCTAGAAAGCCATTAGAGGCTAAAGAAGATTCAATCAACCCAGAAGCTAAAGTTGAAGAAGCTGATGAGTTAGGTGCTGCAATCCTTAATATTTTAAAATCTTCATACAAAGCTTAATAATAAAAATTAAAAAAAATGGCAAATTTTATTACACAATCAATCTCTAGTACTTATTCAGGTCAGGAGTTTACAGAAATCTTATTCGCTCCTCAAGAAGGAAGTTCAGATTTAGCTGGTATTAGAGTAATACCAAACATTAAAGTTAAGGCAAACATGTACCTTAACAGCTCACTTACAAAAATTGTAAGAAAATATACTACTTGTGGTTTTGCTGCGACTGGTGGAGTAACTAACGTATCAGATAGAACTTTAGAAGTTTCTAAATTAAAAGTAAACCTAGAAGAGTGTGGTGATGCTTTTTACGGAACTATCTTTGAAGAGTTTTACGGTTCAGGTACTGCAATTGATGACTTAACTGATACTGTAGTTGGTGAGGTTGCTAGAAAAAGAGTTGCTGAAGCAATTGCTGATGATAACGGAAGAATGGCATGGTTTGCTGCTTCTACTGCTGCTGCTGCTGATTATGCTCAGTTTGATGGGTTTGTACAGTTATTTGTTGACAATTCAGCTTCTTTAGGTCAGTATGTTGAAATGACTGCTATATCTAACGTTGAAGATACTAACGGTGACTTAGTTGCTGATGGTGCTTATGAGTTGATGAAATCAGCTTACGAAAACCAAACTAAGGTATTAAGACAAATGCCTAACGCTTCTAAATCTTTCAGAGTAACAGCTACAATAGTAGATAATTTAATGACTACTTTCGAGCAGTTAGGAACAGGAAACGCTTTAGGTTTGTCTTTACTTAAAGATGGTCAAAGCTTATCTTTCAGAGGTATTCCAGTTGTTGAAATTACTGGATGGGATACCCAACTTTCCGATGCTGCCAACCCAAATTCAGGTGGTTTAGGTGCTGATATTGGTAAAAACATGATGGTTTATACAGTAAATGATAACTTGGTTATCGGTACTGATGTTGCTGATGCTGGTTCTCAATTGAAATTTAGAAGTAATGACGATGACGATGAGTTGTTAAAAATTATTGCTAAGTACAAAATGGGTGCTCAGTTTGTATTTGGAGAATTAATCTCTTTTTACTACTAAAATAATAAAGCCCCTCTTTTATGGGGGGCATTTTTTTAACTAATAAAATTTATAAAAATGTCAGAAATTTCTACAGATATTTTAATTAGTTGTAACGATGAAAATAGACGTGGTGGTATTAAGCGTGTATTCGTTATCAACAAAGATGATGTAACAAGCTTTACGGCTTCAGGTTCAGACCATTCGTATACAGCAGTTACATTAAGTACTACAGATGATAAATTCTACGAAGTAGAAGGAGAACTAGAAACAAAATTATATTCTTCTGAAGGTTCAAGAGAAAACGGTTCTATCTCATACGAAACTTCATTAGAGGTATTTTCTCCGAGAATGGAAAAAGTTAAAGCTGCTGGTCTTAATTCATACATTGAGTCATGTGGTTTAATTGTAATTTTTGAAACTTACAATAAAGAAACTAATGATAATAAAGCTTTTGTTTTAGGGTATGATGAAATCATGCAAAAAGATGCGTCAGTTGATGCTATTGCAAATGAAGTTTTAGAAGCTGAGTTACAAGGGCAAAACGGTTATACTGTTACTTTTGCTGGTAAACAAGCACAGTTATTAAGAGAGTTTGTAGGTTCAATTACAACTAACTCTAGTGGTACTGTATCATTTGGTTCATAATTAGCTTTGCAATTTGGTTTATAGTGGATAGTTGTGTGAGCAACATGGGGGTAGCTTAATTGTTACCCCTTTTTTATTGCTTCAATACTAAAAATTTACCATAAAACAAAGAAATAACACAGCTTATTTATATTGAGTCAAAATAAAACGTTTTTTTTTACTATATTTATTAAATGAAAAAGTTTATTAAGTTTGTTATAGAACCATCTTTTTTAGGTAAGAAAATTACAGGTAAAGTAGGCGTAATTAACCTTACAGAAGATACATCACAGAAAGACCTCAGAAAGCTTTTTAAAGCTGGGTTTACAAATGTTGTTAAAGCTATAGAAATAAAAGATGAGCCAAAAGAAGATAAATAATATCAAAGCTAGTAGTGTTAAAAGTGACCCAATCACTACACCAATAATAAAACAAGAAAAAGAGCCTAATCAGAATATAGAACAAAAATGGGTTCCTTTTTTTCAAGATTCAGATAATATCTACGTTAATGACTTAGCGAAAAGGGCTAGGCGTTCATCTACTCATGCAAGTATAATTAATCAAAAGATAACTTTTATTAAGGGTAAAGGTTTTACTTTTAAAGTTGATGGTGAAGATGTTAAATTTGAAGATTTACCGAATGATTTTAAAGAATGGGTTATGGAAGTTAACCCTGAAGGTGATAGCCTATATGATGTTTTTAGTGATTGGATACAGTCTTATGTTATTACTGGTAATTGCTACCCACATATTAAAAAAAGTGGTGAGTTTACGGCTTTATATTCTGAAGATGCTACGACGGTAAGAAAGGGTAAATACTGCAAAATAGCTTATTTAAGCAACTTTTGGCGTGATATTGGACTAAGCAATACGCCTAGTGCTGAATATCCTGTAACAGAGCTTGATTTTTACGATGGTACTCAAAAGAATGAGTATTTAATTCATGTAATGAAAAAGTATCCTGAATTTAACTATTACGGTTTACCTGATTATGTTGGGGCTTTAGATTGGATTGATATTGAATACAGAATGAGTAAGTACAATATTGATAAGTTTGATAATGGCTTTTTCCCTAGTGTATTAATTCAAATGTTTGGAGAAGTTCCTGACGGTTTAAATGCACAG